TGCGCCTACTTGTACCGGAGAGGAGCGGGTAGTGGTGTCACCTAAGCCTAGTTGGCCCTGTGTGTTATATCCCCAAGCGTAAAGAAAATACGAGTTCGTAGAGGTCTGCACCGCCAACGGATCAAATCCCGGCTTTATAAAATTACCTTTATCGCTACCAATAGGCATGGACTACTCCTTACGAGCTTATTTCTTCATAGCTTATGCTGTAGGTAATCTTGCTTGCCGTGCCGCTTGTTACCGAGATAGACGTACCTTCCATCAAGTAGATGGCCGTAGTCTTGTCCACAGCAATCAGTGATGCATCAGCAGGGACACTAATTGTAGAAACAATCGGAAACGCTGTACCACCTGAAGGAGCAGAGCCTTGGGCAACCGCGCCATTGGTATAGAGGCTTACAGTTGTGTCTACCGCGCTACTGCCGTCAACATTAGCCGCTACGATCTGGTTAATCTTAAAGACCTTCCCGCTACTCGCTGCGTTAGGCAGCAAAACCACTGCGGTAGTCGCTGATGGTGTTAGATAGGTCGTCACACCTAAAATACTGGTTACTGCTACTATATTGGGGTTTGCCATTATGTTTCTCCTAGAATCCCATTACCATCGCAAGCGCGATGCTTAATCCTGCTGATATGCCGCTTGCGGCTGGCGTAGCTGAAGACCACGTAGAACCGTTAGAGGTGAGTAAATTACCGCTTGTTCCCGGCGCGACAACTTGAACCGCTGAAGTACCGTTGCCCAACACCACGTTATTAGCCGTTAGTGCCGTTGCGCCTGTACCGCCGTTGGCAACAGCTAAAGTTCCAGCGGTAGTAATTGTTCCAGACCCAGTAATTGGGCCACCGCTGTAAGTAAGACCGGTTGATCCTCCAGCCATCTGAACAGAGGTAACCGATCCGCCTACTTCTGTTGGATTAGCGTTAATAACCGCAGCACCTGCGCCTAAGCCGTCTGTGACAAGCATGACCTTAGAGCCTTTGACAATATTAATTGTAGCCCCAGAGCCTTGCTTGATCGTAATAATTTCACTGCCCGTAGTGGCGTTCTCAATCAGCCACACTTTAGATACTGTATTTGGGCCGAGTGTTACTTCACGAGTACCTGTTAGCGACACCGCTGAAGTAATTTTTAAATAGAACCCGCGAGTAGCGTCAGCCGTAGCGTCAGGCATAGTGAAGGTTTCGTTAGCATCAGCAGCCATCTGCTTAGTGCCGTAGCTAAAACCGTCCGTGACTAGCTCAAGGTTAGTGTTGGTGCTAGTTCCCCAAGTACCGTCCTCATCGCCTGTGGTGATTTCTTTAAGTCTTAAGTTATTTACATAAGTTGCCATGATTTTGTCCTATGCTGCTAAGTTAATATCTACCCAATTAGGGGTTTGTGAAGCATCTATTGTAGTCCAACCACCTCTTATGATTGTCCCTACCGCACCTGTTCCTACTACGCCTATAGGGGTAATATTCGAGCTTCTTGTGTTTGTTACGTTTCCTACTGCACCTGTGCCTTCTACACCAACTGCCGTAAATATAACTGTAGGGGTTACCGCTTGTACAGCGCCGGTTCCGGCTACACCAGTGACGGCGACGTTCCTAGCATAAGCTGGAGTTACTGTGCCAATGGCCCCTGTGCCTACTACTCCGGTAACAGCGAACACATTTCCTATACTAAAAGTAACTGTGCCTACTGCCCCAGTAGCTGCAACGCCGTTGGGAACAACTGAATCGCTAGTGTTAGTGCTAACACTGTTTATTTGGCCTACGCCTTGTACACCAGTAATCGCAAAGCTTGCAACAATCCCAACTGTGCCAATTTCCCCCGTTCCGGTTACCCCGGTAGGAGTGACCAGTCCTGTATAGTCAAGGGTTACTGTGCCTATGGCTCCAGTTCCAGCCACTCCAGTAGGGATAACAATCGCGCCGAAGTCTGTAGTGACCCCCGCAACTATACCCGTACCAACTGCGGATATACCGTTATCGCCCCACGCTTCCTCACCCCACCCACGAGCGCCCCAAGTTGCACCGAGGTCTACAGTCTTGGCGGGAGCGCCGCCCCACCTGTTAAACCCCCAAGGGCGTTGACCCCATCCGCTCACAATAAGTACCTACTAAGCGATGCGGATAATCGCGGTTGCTGCCGCAGCGGCAGGGAATTGAATCTGGAAGTCACCTGAAGATACTGTCTGGTCCCCGCCGAAGCTCAACACCGCACAAGCAGAATCAGAATCTCCAGTGTCGTAAATCAAGCCACCGCAAGTGGTAAAAGTAGATGATGTCCACGTTTCGTTGGTGAAATCTAAGATAGCTGTAGTTCCATCAGCAGTGGGTGTAACAGACGTTAGCAACTGGCCCGGTCTGGAGTATCCTGTAGCAGTAGCAAGCTCATCTGCACCCATCTGAGAATAATTAGTGGTTGCAGCGCCATACGTCCCGCTCCCTGAAGCGATAGCTGTAAAAAGCGCCATCTTGAACCGAGTACTTCCAGCAGTGAAATTATGCAGACCTTTAAGAAGTTCTACCTTGAACGATGTCGGCATTGCCGTTGCGATTGTAATAGCCATTTTATACCTCTAATAATTTAACTAATTCTGGATGTCCTGCATCCAAAAAACGGTTGGTTAGTGTGGTGTTATGTGAAGCCACTGCTTGTTTTAAATACGCTAGTAACACATTCCCAATTTCTGTCCTAAATGCTTCTGCTTGGGCTTGTATAACTGGATGTGAGTTATTACCAATAGAGATAATTTGATCTAACGCCTGTTCCGCTATCTCTTCGGGGGTAAAACCCCGTCCCGACATAGTGCCTACTTTTACTATCCCTACTTCCATTCCACCTGCTGTGCTTAACATAATTTATCCTGTGCTTACTGTGGAGGTATTCTAACCACTCCACTGCGGAAAGTATCTGTTTCTAGGCGACCCGCTCCCAGATTTTTAAGTAGTGATATGGCATCCATATACATTTTATCGTACATAGCAACCATGTCCCCTTCCCCTTTCTGAAACCGTATAGCCTGTACTAAAGCACCATTAAGCAACGCTGAATCAAACTCTGTGCCCAGATACGACGTACCTGCTGTAACTATAGACGTGGGGTATATAGCAAAATGAATCTCTGAGGCATAAGCTGCGTCTGGTGTTGGGCCTAGTATGAACGTGCCATCTCCAAAAATGCCGTAGTGCATGGGCAATCCAGCTGTTGCCGCTACTGGGTAAGCCTCGCGTATAAAGCTTACATCTTTGTTTAGTAAGTAATGATACTCATTACTCGCATCTATAACGGCCAACGAGTACACGTACAGCATGTTGCTCGGCATCGTAAGATACTTGTTGTTAAGGGTGGTAGTGCCTGTTTGATTTTTCCGCATAGCAGGCAAATCCACAGTAGTGAGGATAAGCTGCTCGGCTTGTTGCGTAAACATAGCAAGTTGATCTGCCGTGAACGTTTGTTCGCAGATGTCTTGTATGTTTGCTTTAAGCTCGGTGTAGTTCACCTAAAACTCCCTACGCCATTGGCCCACGGGCAATAATACCTTTGGTGGCAGCACCTACCCCACGTATCTTTATACCACTGGTTTTAACCGTGCCAGAAGATTGCTCTGGGGAGTTAACTGTAGTTCCGGGACTGTACTTTTTAATACCGGGCCACTTCTTAACTTTAATCTTGTCCATTGTTTCACCTCGATTTAGGAAAACCTTTTTTCATGTTTGCGTAGGCTTTGGGGCTAACCGTGCTTTTAGCTTTTGGTCTACTAACGCCTTTCTTTTTTCTGGCGTTTATATTTGCGTATAATCCTTTCTTAGCCATAGAGTTTAACTCCCCATGCCGCTGTGGTTTGTACAGTAGTAAAACAAAAAAGGTGCTCCTACAGGTACTGTAATTTCTGTATAAGCTCCTGCATTTCCGGGTACACCGTTGACGGTAACGCCGCTCGTGTATTCTACTCCACCGCCCCATGTACCGTTAGGCGTACTAGAAAACCGTAACGGGTGGCTTCCATTAGTCCCTGCGGACTGATCAAACTTGTAAGTATTTCCTACCTTAAGTGTTAATAATGGACTCACTACCCCGTCAATATAAAACTTGTTTCCTGCACCGTAACGGTTATTCCCCGCCGCTACCGTTACTGTGTATGTGTTAGATAACACCACTCTGACTCTACCCACTTGCCCAAAAGCAAAAAGTGGGTCAACGGGCTGTATTCGTGCCCGACTCTGGGGATACCCCGTAAAGTCAGGTCTTGGGTCGCGTATTGCTTGCGGGTCGC